TCAAAATAGACTCGGAAGTCTAACCAATCTGCCGTCATTGGGAAAAAGAATGGGATCGACAGCCAAATAAATGGAACAAACACCATTAATCCACGTGATGATCACACTCAGTGTTTGCCGAAATCTCAAAGGACTATGCTTTGACTCAAAGTAGGCATCAGTGACTAATTTCTGACTCACTTCTTCACGGGTCACTCTTTCTTTCATACTTTCCCCTCCAACATTTATTTCTTACAGTGTTATTCAATCCGTTTTTAAGATACGAATATTCACCATAGTACACCAACACAAAACGGAAACTCAATTTGATTTAGATGAAGTCTTTCACAGTAATTTTTATTTTTTACTACGGTTCAACGCATTGACCAATGTATGAAACTGTCCTTTGAAAGACATCACTTGGTCAAAGACATCTTCACCATCATTTAACATTTTGACTGTGACCCATCCCAATGCCTCAGTAATACCAGTAGCGACCGTTGCATTGACCGCGGCGCCAGCGACAGTGCCGACAGCCGGTACAAACTTCAATACATTGCCGACAACACTTCGGCCAAAAGTAACAACGACCAATTCTTTAGAAAAGCTTTTGGTCAACCCTTCTGTCCACGAACGGCCAAATAGTCGATATAAACGTGCCATCATCGTTAATTGTACCGGAACCAGCAAAAAGGCGTCTGAAAAAGGAATAGGCGAACAGCCAATGATCGCCGCCGTCAATGATGCCGCATGGATCGTGCGATGGGCTTTCTTTTGCGTGGCGTCATCGACACCCAATAAAAATTCATCAAACACACGGTCTGACTGGGCCTTTCCTTTTGCCATCACTTTTTCTGCTTGCTCTTTCGAACGTCCGTAGTTTTTGCGGATAATCGCTGCGGTTCTTTTCGGCATCTTTTCTAGAGCAGCGTTAAAAAAAGAAGCAAACTCTGCATCTTCATCACTGAATGGTTGATTATCAAGAATCTGATTTTCTTCTTGATGGTTTACCTGGTTCTCTGGTTCTTGTTTTTTTCTCCAACTTTTCACAAAAAAAACCTCCTATGTAGTTAAGATCCTCATGTATGAGCTACTATATACTCATTCTATCGTAGTATGCTTGTGAAATCTAAAGATACAACTTACTGATTCGGCAAATCATGACAATCATAAAAATATGTAAAAAAAAGACCTCGAATAATCGAGGTCTTACTTTTGATACGAGATTACATCATGCCGCCCATCTAAGGTTGTCTGACACACTCAATTACACTAGTATAAAAATGCCTATATAACAGCCTTTTTAACAATTTCAATTATAAAAATAAATCAACTAGTTCGAACTAATAAAGTTATTTTGCCCCTTTTTTGCCCCCTGCTCTTTATTTAAACCCTTTACAAAACGAACAAACGTTCGTATACTGAAGATGAAATAAACAAGAGGAGTGGTCAAAATGAAATATAATGATTTTAAAAACCTTTTGGAAAACCGTCTATCTGGTTACGAAGTATTTATGCAAAAAGCCGAGGAATTCCAAATTGCTAAGAACAAAATACGTACTGGTAAAGCTAAGTGGAACGAAAAGAAAGTAAACAAGGCTATAAACGGTATGTGGGATCAAGCTGCACAAAATATTTACCAGACTGTTAAAAGTATGGATAAAGCACCTAACAGCCGAGCATTAGATCCATACAATGACTGGATAAGATTTATGGAGAAAGAGAATCTATTCGATATGTTGTCGGACTCTTTAGCTGACGTTGAAATGGAGTAGCTAAATCAAATGAACGAAATCCCAAAAGCACACCAGCGATCTTACGCATTTGAAACTTACTACTATGAACTAGTGACTCACCCTAGTCCTGTCCATTTCCATTACCACCAATTTGTCAAAGCCATGGAATCTGCTGGCAAGCCTTATTTTAACATTCCGGCAGAGTGGACGACTCTTGGCGAACCAATAGCAGCAGTGTTTATATTACATGACGATCAGTACCTTTTCGATCATTTTAGATCGCAGACAGAGGTGCTGAGGAAGTATGATCCAGAATTGGAATATGGTCCGGATGGGCAAATAAAATAACCACACCCTTAAGGAAGTGGCTATAAAGTGTTTTAAGAATGAAAAAGATAATTCTCAGGTTAATTAGAATAGTATTCTTGTTAATAAAAAAAATTCAAATAATAATATCCATTAGAAAAGAATAATGCTAAAATAAAAAAGAAGAGTGCTAGACGTGATAAGATGGCTTCCCCAAAATTTCATCTTATCCTAGCATTCTTCTTTTTTGTACATGTTGCACCTCAAATACTATAATACTTCCTTACTTTGTGCAAGTGATTTGACAAATAGGATAATGAAAAAAGCCCCCTACTCAAACGATTAAGGGGTGTTTTCGTTTATCCTTTAGTTACATATTTTTTGTTCAAAGTGAAATACCGTTTGCCAGACTTTCCAAATTTCAAGATAACACCACGATATGCGGTACCACTAGGATTAGTTACCACTTCATCTGCATAGAAACGGGTGCCTTTTCCAACCTTGATTCCACTCACCTTATCTTTGCCAAAACTCGTGCTGGTATAAAGTGTATCGTCCTTCAGGAATGTGTACCAACCTGGTGTCGTGTAGTATTCTTCTTTTGCCACTGAGCTTGCCCCTCCTGTTGAGATACCATTTTCGATATCTTTCTTAAATTGCTCCCTAGAAATTCCGCGTTTCTTCAAATATGGATACGGATCTACGTGGTCACTTTTATTGTTGGGTTGATTGTATGTGCAGTATTCGTGGGTCAAGATACCCGTGTTACCCGAATCTAATTTAAGTTGGATACCCGCTTCTTTAGCCAGGCTACGCAACAATTCAACATAAATCTTGTAGTCTTTTTCAAACTCTGCTTGTGTCTTGTGACTTTCAATCAATTCTACTTGTGCATATCCCCAAGCGTTCCATCCGCCACCTACATCATAAGCCCCACGATTGACAGGTGCCGTCTGGATAACTCTTCCATTGCCAACGACATGGGAAAAGAAACCACTCTCAATGGGTCTGCGCATGTGGTAATCAGCTTCGTTTTGAGCGGTAGAGCTAGGATTGCCTGTACTATGTGCGTGAATTTGTCCGTAAGGCGTTACACCTACCTGTGGTGTATTTGGGCGAATCTTTTTTTCAATCTTTACCATGTTTATCCCTCCAAATTTTGTATTAAAAAAGAGCAGCTTATTCAGCCACTCCTTGGTCAACGCCATCCTTCATCCCTTTTACTGCTGATTCGATTAACAAATTCAACTCATCTTCAGTGAACTTGATGCCGTTCTTATTAAATAAGTCTACTAACTGAGTCTTAGCTTCATCTAGCTTGGCGGTTCCATCAGCTTCGGCGTACACCTGCTGAACAGCAGTAACCACAATGTCCACATAGTTCTTTTTGCTTTCCAATTGAGCCAACACGCCTTTCCTCTTCAAATACGCCGTTCCTTTTTGTCCAATGAAAGTTGTCGCCAAACCAACAACGACAATCAACAAGTTTAACAATACATCCTGTAATGCTTCCATTTAAATTCCACCTTTCAAAATAGCGTTCTCGTTTCTCAATTCCTCGTTCTCGTCCTCAAGTTCCTCAACCAGCTTCTGATAGTAAATAATCTCTTTTTCGTATTTATTCTTGATTGCAGAAATTTCCGCTTCGAGTTTATCTACTTTTTGCTCTAGTTTGTCCACCATCTCCTGATACTTCTTGTAGAGAACATCGGCGTTTTCGGTATTAGTCTTTTCAAGATTTGCTTTGTTAGAATATTTAGTTCCTAGATAGGTGATAAACCCACCACCAAGAGCCACAATGATCGTAGTCAAGTTGATGTCTTCCACAATATCAGTCCTCCTTGATGGCAATTCCCATCGCAAGGAATGCCATTGCCAAGGATAAAATGCCGATAGTATTTGGTGGTGCGGATAAAACAAAAGACACCCCGAAGAGTGTCCAAAAGAATGTTAGTAGTACTAGCACTGTATGCTTTAATTTCTTGTTATTGATCACAATGCCTAAGATTTTGAGAAAACCCAATATCATAAACACTGTGCTGATTGCTCGATAGTCGAATAGTTCGGCAACCAATTGGTATACTCTGTACTCCTGTAAGATCGCAGGGTGTAAAAGCAACTGCAATCCATAAAAGACCGACACGATACTGAGAACTAAACTATCCCATTTGAGGAAAATTATATTTTTCATATGCCACCTACTTTCTAAATATCAGCCACAACACGACTAGCCAAAAAAGCAGACAACCAAGAATGATTGTCCGCCAGATTTGATATGTTTTCATATCGATTGTCTTTACGCAATAAAAAAAGCAACTGGCATAAGCCAATTACTTTAGTATACTTTCAGAAACTTCATAAATACGTTCGGCAATTTTTTGCATTCCAATATCATTAGGATGCCAATTGTCACTGGTTCCTTGAAAAGTTTCGACTCCTTCAGGCCCTTTATTTGATGAGTCTGCCCAAATATCAGAAATATTAGCAACTGGAAGTCCATACTTTTCACCAGCAGCTTCTATAGCTTCATCAAATGGTTGCGCTTTGTCTCCTTGATTCCACGTTGTGACTAAAACCACTTTTGTAGACTTACCATTTATATTTGATACAGTATCAATCATTAAATCTAGATTAGCTTTAAATGTGTCTATACTAGAACCATTATCTGGATCTGCATCATTTGTCCCGAACTCAATTGTGATAAGATCAGGATCTTGAGAAACAATCTCGTCTAATCCTTTTACACCATTTGTTGTAGTTCCACCATAACCAGAAACTCCTTGAACGTCAACTTCATATCCCAATTTTTCTTCTAACATTTTTGCGTATACTTCTGCAAATCGTTTATCAGATGTTGAAGCATAGTATCCTTCAGTTAAAGAATCTCCCATGGGAGAATATACAATTTTCCCTTTATCTTCAACTTTAATTGTTTCGGATGATTCTTGAGTACTTGTATTCTTCGTTACTCCTCTATTGTATTCATCAGCTTCTCCGTTATTCAAATTGCTTTTTGCGTACCCTAAACCGACTATTGATAAACTAATGACACCAGCAACAATTACACCTAAAAACCCCTTTTTTGACATCCCTTGCACACTCCGACTATTTTTAACAAAACTATAACACATAAACTAATAACCAGTCACTATTTATTTAAACATACTTAGTATCTGTTTTACTAACTAAAACATACTTGCCAATTGCTTGCACCCATGCCCATTGAGTTATCTGCCCCGTGCCCCACTGTACTGATACTGCTAAATCTGCAGGCACTACAAACTGTGAGCTATCAAATCCTCCGAAAGCAAACGATCCGCTTGAAGATCGAATCAAAACCGTGATCACACTATTACCGCGTTCTGGATTCACAAATTTTATTTTGTTACTTAAACTTCCGGAACCGAAAATATCGATGAATTGGAAATTGGAGATATCAATAGCAGATGCGTCTGAGTACGGTATATTTATATTCCGCGTCATAGGAACTCCTCTGGAAACTTCGAAATACACTCCGTCTTGATACTTAAGACGGATCGAACTACCACGCCCTGAGACAGAAGGACCCAGAAGGAAAACAGTTGACGATCCTTTTATAGTTGTATTCTCATCCCAAAGATTGATTTCATATGTTTCTCCATCTACCCCATCAACGAAATTGCTGATAATTGTTTTACTAGAATTGTTAGTTCTAAAAAACTTTCCGAATGTTAAGGAAGGTGTTGCACTTTTTGCTAATTCCAACAAATCAAACAGTTGTCCAGCCTTGCCACCAATGAAAGAATTTATTACAGGGTTGATATTATTTGCATCACGTCTCATCGTTATATTCTGAGATAAGTTTATCCCGGATATATTTAAGTTAATAGTCTGATAAACTCTGGATGGGTTTGCAGACCCCGTTTCGCTGAAATTTACAATAGTAGTATCCTCGACCGGATAACTGTTGTATTTACCTCCACCAGTATCTCCAACTGCATCTCCTATACTAAGCGGAACTGTGCAATCGATAGCAGAACATCCTGAAAATTGATTTGATATACATAATATTACTGACCCATCACCAAAGTAATCACGCCTATATTGACTAAAGCCTACACCGCAATTTATTGATCTACAATCGGAAATTTTATTGTTGATTGCAGCGCCTATATTTGATGCGCTCGATATATTATCGCTGATAATACCAAATCCCCAACTCGTATGGTTGTTCGCCTGACAGTTAATAAAATTAACATTCTTTGCCTTTGAAATAAATCCGTGTATACCATCGAATGTTTGACAGTTCGTCACAGCTATATCTCGTACCAAACCAGTATAGGATTCAACTAAAATACCATGGTCCCTAGCTATAGTTAAACAGTTATCAATAGATATGTTCGAAATTTCTTCCCGGATGTCAACTCCATTCGGTCTATTTAGATTCATGACACCCAAATTTTTTACCGTCGATCCACTGGAACCTTTCCTAAAATATACTCCTCCTCCATTAAAAACTGTCCCCTTCAAAAGATTTCCATTTTCGTATAAGGGTTTTATTCCTTCGATATGCACTTGCTTTCTAAACGCAAAATTATCGCTAAGAATGTATTCTCCTTCTGGAAAGAAAAGTTTAGATCCATCAGGTAGATTACTCATGACTTCAGTCAAAAGAGCATAGTTATCTGTTTCACCATCATTTTTCAAACCCAGCAATAGCACATTAATCCCTCTGGAATCAATATTTTCTTTGTTTTCCTGTAATTTAGTAAATAGCATTCCATTCGGATCAATGGATTCTATAATTTCTTTACTGTCGGCTACGAAATCTTCCCAAGATATCTTTCCACTTTCTTGATAGTCAATAAACTTTTGATACAACTCATTAAATGTAAACCAATAATTTGAATCTTTAAAAGGTTGCGTATATATAGATCTTTCAACCGTATAAAAAAATGATCTTGTAGAGAATTGCTCAGTCCACCTACCGCTAGATGTCTCCTTACGAAAACTAAAATAGGCTTCATTCCTTCCTACCATTTGCATTGCGTTGACGGATAATGTGTAGCTTAAAAATCCTGTTGTTGCATCGTACACTTCGACTGGCTCTTCTGAAACACCCTGCCCGGTTATCTCTCTTGCCATAAGGCAAAAGAAAGGTCTTAATCCCTCAAAAGGCTTTAACAATCCATGTTCTAATATAGTCGCCTCAAAAACTTGCGTCTCATCATCAGCTTGACGTACTTTTACATCTCCAATCAGATTAAAATCAGTTGTCGATAGTGTCATTTTATGTTTTATTGTTGCCAAATCCATCACTCCTAAAAATCAATATGTTCGCGCGGATTGATAAAATCATCCGAACTTGGCCAAGGCCCATTTGTAAAAAATTGAAAATGTAGATGTGGTCCAGTGCTAGGGCCTGTCGTACCCATGTTGCCGATTTGTTGCCCTTGGTTGACCGTATCGCCAACCGAAACTCTCAATTGGCTTTGATGTGCATAACCTGTGTATAAGCCATCACTGTGCTTGATAACCACATAATTTCCATACCAATCCGGATAGCTACCAGCTATAACAACTTCACCTGCAGCGGCTGCAAATATAGGTGTCGTAGCATTTCCGTTTACTAGGTCAATGCCGTTATGCAGTGAATATGCTCCTGTGATTGGATGTATTCTGTATCCAAACTCGCTCGTAACAGTCACAGGCTTACTGATTGGCACTACATAGCCTGTGCTCTCATTTACTTGCACATACTGGCGAATCATTGCCGCGTAGTGGAAGTTACCACCGTTGACATACAAGAATGTACGTCCATCTGCTTGTGATACGGCGTTTACATACGGATAGGTGGCTCCAGTTGTATTGCCTAGAGAAGGTGCAACTACATCACGAGAATATACTTCTGCAAGGTCAGTAGTATTTTTGCCACCTCTGTTTGCTAGCCAAGGTATATACGCGCTACCAAAGTTATACCCTTGCATCACGCCCCAAATATCCACATTTTGATTTTGACCGTTTTTGATTTGTTCGGCTAAATGTTTGCAACCTTGTTTTACAGAAGCTTCACCACTCAATGTGTTTGGTGCTAAACCAGCAGATTCCGAAGATTGCATAATATCATCTGTTCCGTTTGTACTAGGATTTTCTACCATGATCAACGCATAAGCCAAACCGATATAATCAAATATACCGTATAACTTCGTATATTTCTCTAACCACGCAACTATATTCGCATTGCCTGTGATATTGCTACCAATGTTTATTGGATCGTATGTTGAACCGCTTGGTCCAACACCGCCACCAGAACCGCCAGGATAAACTTGTTGACCTCCTGTGTATATACTTTCGGAATCTAATCGACCCGCAATTTTGACATTTTTTTTAAATTCAACATCACCTTCAAAAACAACGTCATCCTTAAAAGTGACTGTTCCTGCACTAAAGATTCCATTCCCATAAATAATATATTTCTGATTGTCCGGCGTGCTATCTGCCGGAACTTGAAAAATGGGTAATGAACTCCCGTTCTCTGCGCCGTTATTTATAGAAAATATATAGCCTGGCTCTTGAACGATAGCGAAACCATTAATACCAGTTTCTCCGTATGTAGCTGTAATTCCTCCTAGTCTTTCCCCGTGGACATCTTCTAATCCGGTTGATACCACTTGCTTCTCGAAAGCAATATTACCGCCTTCTATGGCTACTTGGAAATCTTTATCATCCATAGTTTTCAATGCGACCCCTTGGACCAATATTCCAGAAAGTATGCCGGCTTGAATAAATTTGGCATTGAAAACACCGTCTAAAGTCCACGCTGTATTGCTAGGCCCATTGTGAACGTCCATGATGCTACTCCATTCGCCTTCCTTACATTGCTTGAATGAAATACCCTCGCTATTTTCAATCATAAAATGTTGAGAATTAGGAATATCTGGTCCATCCATATATACGGTTTCATATACTTCTCGCGAATTGCTAACGCCTGATTCTATTCCGTTTACTTGGTAAACAGAACCGCCATTTGCGCCCGCACCTCGCATAATATCATCTTGATACTTGCCAATTTCAGTTGACTGATAAAATGTCATTTTGGTTTCAGCTAGATTGGCCACGCTACTTTGCACACTAGCGGCTTGTCTTGTGCTTGAATTGTTTAAGTTGTCGCCTAGGCCGGCTTCTACCTTGCCTGTTACACGGTCTAGCTTCACGCTGAATACCCTTGTCTTGTAGTGGTAACCTTTGTCTGCTCTGTGTATCGGAACAGTGTTCCCGATTGAATCAGCACCTAAAACGGTTGTTTTAAATTGAATCAAGGGGCGAGAGTATTCAACAAGGTTCTCGTAGGTCGCTTGCAGCAACTCTTTAGGGTCTTCTACATCTTCCAAAATTATAACAGTTTCACGTTTACGCTTACTTCCATTCTTCATCGGTATGCCGTAAAGTGCTGTCATTTCTGGATATTCAAGCCAATTTTGACCTTTCGGCTTATCTAAGGGATCGCCGTTTGATTTTTTCCATTCAACATCCGTAAACTCAATGCGCCTACCATAGCCGTCGCCGACTTCCTCACCTTTGCCACGTCCGATAATGGATGTGTAGAGTTGAGAGCGATCGCGTTGACGGACAACTTCTAAGGCGTTTGATCCATATACAAAGCGCTTATTGCTGACTACCCCAATTTGCTTATAAATCTCAATCCACTTATCGGTAATTTTGTTACCAGTTATCGTACATTTAAAAAGAATTTCGCAGCCGAATGTTTGCAGTTGCTTTAACGCATCTTTTACACTCACGTAGTAGAACGAACCAGACAGTGCTGGCAAAGTTGGGTCTACATAACCAACTCGCCATTCGTCGTTCGTAAAAGCAATGATTTGCTCTGCTACTTGCTTCATACCTTTGTTCTGTGGGCGTATATCGCTCACTACAAAGGCATTTAATTCATCAACCGCAAAACCTATCCCAGTGAATGATAAACGCCCTCTAGGATCGCTATCGGCGGTTATCTTGTACATCGAAAATGATTTATCCTCTTCACGTATAGCCATAAAAGAAGCATCTCTGATTTTGGCATCATCTACCACGCTAACTGATAAAGTATCATTCATCAATTCGCTTTTATCGGATGTTAATTCTTTCGTTTGAACACATTCGATTATTTTATCTTCATGTACCACTTTGATCAACGCTTGTTTGTCGTCCAAGAAGTAAACACTTTCGCTCATAGCATCACCACCCTATAAAGTACTTCCACTTTCCCGTTGTTTGTTTTGACTTCGTCACCTTTTTTGAGAGCAAACTCTTCAAGTTGACCGCCAGCCCAATCAAGAATAGCTGTTTTGTTCACGCCGTTGACATATACCTCACCATCTTTATTGCGGAATTCAACCACATCACCAGCTTTGATGCTTGCTCCAGTGATTGACATGGATAATTTGCCGTTTGTCACCTTAACGCTTGTTGGTGCGCTTAAGGTAACTCTGACGATATCCGGGATGATTGGATACGGTATATAAGTTGCTATCTTACCAGGCGATTTATATTGCTTAGAATACTTTCTAGGATCAGCGCAATAGATATCAAAACTTGATACGATTCTGTTTGTGTCACCAGCGACACTACTTGCTGAAGAGAATCGTCCGTGGTACGTATAATCTAGTTCATCGTTGAATTGAACCGTTACGTCCTTCGTTTTGTATAAGTACCACATCAATAAATCAAATTTCTTTTGAAGATTTTCTGGATCCTTGTCTTCAAGTTTGTACTTCACTGTCAAAGTGCGAGAAGGCAAAGTTTGATTGGTGATAATACTGCCGACTTGTATTGATTCTGATTCAATGCCCACAGATATCATTTCTCTGCCTTCCACCGACAAAGTTTGATAACCTTCGATAACCTTCTCTAAAAGAATCCCATTATAATACATAGCGGAAGTAGGAGTGTATTCCTCTATGTATCGCTCGTTTTTAAAAGTGTCCATAAAAGGATACATTTGGTTTTCCATTTCCTACCTCCTAAAATTGCATATTTACATTAATTCCGTTACCTTGTGCTTCATTGATATCCTCAACAAAGGCTTGAAACACTTGATTGCCTAACTGGATATTAAACAATGCTGGTTTGCTATTTGATCCGTAGCTGACTTCGTGCTGGACTTTAGTCTGAATCTGGCTGTTGATACTTGTTAATCGAGAACCGATATCGAAGTTAGTAGATAATCTATCGCCCATTGAAGATACATTATCTTGAACGGCACCAAATCCATTGTCTAATCCATTGTTCAAACCTTCCATGATGGCATTACCTGCAGGAATCAGTAGTTTTTTATCAACTCTTATCGGCCCTTTGTTTTCTCTTATCCAATCGCCAATACCACCAATGAAGTCCTTCACGCCTTCATATTTTTCTTTCAAGCCTTTCAAGAAGCCGTCCATAATAGCTTTACCTATATCAAGAAGGTTGATATCTTTCAATTTATTGAACCAACCTGTTACATCATCAATTAAACCTGTTACACTTTCGACCAAATTTTCCCAAGCTTGTTTTGCACCATCGACAAGTCCGTTGAAAATATCAATCGTACCTTGCTTCAAGTTTTCCCACGTTTGCTTTGCACCTTCCACAAGAGAATTAAAAATATCAATAGTTGATTGTTTAAAGTTATCCCATGTTTGTTTGGCATTTTGAACAGTCGTATCAACAAGATTTTTAAACCACTCTTTGAACGCTTGCCAAGTATCTTTTGCTCCTTGGACTGTTGCATTAAACAAATCAATCACTGATTGTCTAAAATCTTGCCACGCTTGTACAACCCCATCCACTATCGCTTTAGTTGTTTCGGAAATCCATGTAGTAAAAGAGGTCCATAAATTCTGAATCGTGGTGGAAATGGCTGTCCAAATATTTATTACTGTATCTTTCAATGCCGTATAGTAGCCAACAACGATATCTATAAACGTTGATATGATAATTTGTATGTTTTCGGTTAGTGTTGTCCACAATGTGGCTGCGTCGGTTTTTAGCTGCTCGAAATTACCCAGCACCAAATCAATGAGTAACAAAATAGGCCCCATGACAATCGTCTTTATGACTTCCCATGCTGCACCTGCTATTTCTCCGATTTGTGACCATAAATTTGAGAAGAAAGTTATAAGCGGTTCGAACAGTCCAATTATCGTTTCGACGTATGGAGAAATAACATTTACTACACCATCCCATGCATCGGAAGCAGCTTTTTTAATACTGCTCCATATATCCGCAAAAAACTTTTTCGTGTCGTTCCACTTGTTCATTATCCAATCGGCTGCTTTACCCGGCGCTTCTTTTATTGCGTTCCAAGCTTTAGAAGTGGCATCTGCGATACCTTGCCAAAGATCAGCAAACCATTGTTTTGTGTCTGCCCATGTTTGCTTGACGCTCTCAACGGCATTCTTAGCGCCTTCTACCATACTTGCCCATGATTCTTTAATCCATTCAATAGCAACGCCTACCGCTTCTTTTATAGCTTCCCACAAATTTATAAAAAATTCTCTAAACTCATCACTTGTATTCCACAAATATATGAACAAGGCTACAGCTGCAACGGCTAATGCTATAAAAGGGTGCGCCATTATCAGACCGAATAACGCCTTAATCGGACCCATTAATCCTGAAATCAATTTTCCTAGTTTCGGGAAGCCGGACTGCAGAATGGCAATCCCCGCTTTTAAATCGTTCAGTTTAACTAAAAAGGTTCCAACGACTAGCAACACAGGCCCAATAGCTGCAGCTAACAAACCAAATGTAATGATTGCAGTCTGCATCCATTTCGGTGCGCTAACAAACTTCTCAGCCAATCCACCAAGATAATCAGCTACTGCACTAATCGCTGGTGCTAGAATGTCCTGTATAACGATCGCTGCAGATTCAAATGCACCCAACATCTGTTCGATTGAAGAGTTCATATTGTCTTGCATCGTTCTTGCCATTTCGTCAGCGGCACCATCTGATTCTTCTAGTGACTTAGTCAAGCTTCCTAGTGAATCGGGTCCTTTATCGATCAGCGCCATCATACCTGACAGCGATTCTTGTCCATACAATGTAACCAACGCTTGGTTTTTCTGTTCTTGGGTCATACCTTCAAATGATTCGGATAAAACGCCGATTTGATCTTGTAGAGAAATCATATTGCCTTCACTGTCATAAAAAGAAATTCCTAAATCTGCCATCGTGTCACGCATAGCTTTTGTAGGTTTCGCAATACGAGATAATGCGCCACGTAATGTAGTCCCAGCTTGACTCCCTTTCACGCCCGCATCAGACATTATACCGACCGCAGCTGCCGTTTCTTCAATCGATAGCCCCATTGCGTTAGCAACAGGCGCAATATATTTCATTGCTTCGCCCATGTCAGCAACTTCGGCATTGGTATCTGCTGCTGCTCTTGCGAAAACATCAGCTACGTGGCCAGATTGGTCTGCTTCCAGCCCGAAACCTCGTAATGCAGTTGCTGCGTTCTCTGAAGCTAAAGCCACATCTCCACCAGAAACTGCTGCCAAATCGAGAAGACCTGGCATGGCGGACATTATTTCTTGTGCATCAAACCCAGCAGACGCTAAGTTTTCCATTCCGTCAGCTGATTCTTTCGCACTGAAGGCGGTTTTAGCGCCTAAATCAATCGCTTGATCTCTTAATTCTTCAAAAGAATCACCCGTTGCGCCAGATATGGCTTTAACACGACTCATTTGTTCCTCGAAATCACCACCGACTTTTACCGCAGCAGTTGTCATCCCTAAAATAGGGAGAGTGACTGCCTTAGTCATGGTCTTTCCAGTAGACGTCATAATGCCGCCTACAGTCGACATAGTGCTTTTGGTATTATCTCGGAACTCTTTTACTTGGTCCATAGCAGCGCTAAAGGTGGAACCAAAATTGCTATCTGTCGCTTTTAAATAAGCTTCTACACTAAATTGTTCTATTTTAAGCCCTCCTTTCTCAAGAATTGGCTTTCATCATTAAGCCTTTCAGCTTGTCGTCTTGTATAATTGGAATCTCATCTTCTTCAATCCCAAGTATTCTCTTTTCATTTTCTTCGTAGTCAAAAAATTCTTTGAAATTGGTAAAGATAGGAACCATTTTTGGTTTTTTAGCTGTGCCGATATTTTTCTCTGCTTTCACTTGACGATTGACCCACGCTTGCAAGTGAATATCCCTCTCTATGTCAAGTCTGCGTAAAGCGTATGCCGTCATGCGCAGTACGTATTCGCGTACTGTCATACGTTCGATTTCTCGCATGTCGTTCATGCTCAACTTCCTCAAAGCGTTCAATAGTATCTCTTCGTACGTTTCTTCTGACGACTTCTTTACGCTTGTTGTTCCACTTTCGACATCCGTTGTTTGAAGTTTTTCGAAGCGAGCTTTCCCGCATTAGATTCCGCAATTGCTTTAAGCACTTGATCGAACAAGCCTTCAATATCTTCAACATCATCGATGTAATCATCTAGCTGATCTAAGGTAACCCGTTCGTCTTCTGTTCGGTTAGCCAATTCTAAGATTCTAGAAAGTGTGTTTACGTTGCCAGAACTCAATTCTGGTAAAATTTTTGCATTCAATCCAAGCCCAAATTCCATATTTTCTTGTTTCACTGGCATTTGCTTGTCAATCTCTCGAATAAACTTCGTGCCAAATTTAAAACCGTATGTTTTCTTGTCGATTACTAATTCCATTGATTCATCCTCCTAAAAATAAAAAGCACTCAATTAAGAGTGCTTAGCCTTCTGGTGTTGCTTTCACAGTGTCGGTAAATACATATTGGACAACTTCTGCTTGCTCGTCTGTCAATGTCGCATAGCCTTTTTGCTGACGACCAAAGACGCCAAATTCAAGCGATAATTCCACCGCGTCTTCTGCGCCAGCCGATTGTCCAAAACTAGTTAAATATGCTTGAGCGTATTTTGCTTTGTATTTATCAGCATTTTCACCAGTTCCCTTTTCAGCTTTGTTGATTTCCCACACTTCAATAACTTCGCCATCATCAAAGGCATCGTCCATTTCTTCAATGTGAGCATCACCTTTAGCTGCGATCGATGTTCCTGTCAATGTGTATTCGATCTCGCCTAGTGTAATAATGCCGCCGTCTTTTGTGACAGTAGTATCTGCGCTTCGAGATTTACTGTTTTCATGTTCTGTTTGGAAAGCTAATTTCCATGCAGCTTCTTGTTCTGCTTTACTTTTTACTCGGTAAAGCAAAATTAAATCAATACCTTGTTTAGCTTCTGCCATTTGTATCTCTCCTATCTCATTCTGAATTCAAGCGATATAATCGCCCTTTTAAGTGGTGTATTTGTGGAAGTGTCATCTCCCATTTGAATGTCGCTAGCTTGTATGTTAAGAGTCCACGCATAGCCTTCTGTGGACTTGATTTGCAACGCTTGATTAAACAATGCTGAAGCCATATCAGACACCTGTTTGCGCTTCTTCTGCAATCCCCACACAGACATCGTGAGATTAACCGTTCCTTTGATATCCGTTTTATTTGGATCGTGAACAGTCTGGGAAGATTCTAACTCCACAAATGGATATTCAACTTCATTCATTGGTTTGTAGTCATAAGTCTTGTAACCAAGTGACAAACTTCTTGCGAACATTTCATCAAATAGTGATTGATCTCTTGTTTTAATCATTTGAACAACCTCTGCATATCTTTCATGAAGATTGCTTTCTGCACATTAAATGCGGGACCGATAAATGCTTGCTTTGCCATAAATCTAGTACCGTACTCAAGATAACTAGCGTATTCAGCCATTGGTGTGACTTTACCTTGCAGTCCGTCATCTTCAAGTTTCATGACGATCGAGCGTCTTAAATAACCTGTATCAACTGGCGCTTTTTGTTGTGCAAGCTTGGTCATGTCAGCAGTATTCGCTTTAACAACTCTTTGCACATCTTTGAGCGTGGCGGCTTCTTGCAAATGTTTGAGTAGTTCATCTACGCCTTTGTAGCCCAATGAAACTTTCACTTCGCAACCACCTCCTGCACAATAAACGTATTCTTCAATCGCAGATTCCGCTCGGTGACAATCTCAAATTTCTGTGTTTCTTTGGTTAGCTTGTTGTAAATCAGCACGTAATCCCATTTTTTGGTGTACGGTCGCAGTAAGCGAATGACTTTTGCGCCTTGTTTGATATCCCCAAACAAAACTCTGGAACGATCAGTACCTAAATCTGTGACGTTGGCAAACAAAGGCTTTTCATCCGTTGATCCACCTACATACTCACCTAAAACAGGATCGTAATACTCGCCAGTTTCAACTATAAAAGTGACTTTAGTGTCATATCTCATTTGAACATCACCACGCCGCTTTTAGGTTTGCTGGTGTCGTTTTGTTTGTCGTTGTAAGCAGCAATATCGTCTTCAAAGTCATCAAGCAACTTACCATAAGACATTGATTCGCCTTCTTGACCGTAAGAGCTCATGCCTTCGTTACCTTTGCGGTTGAATCGTGTAATCGTGCATTCAACGACAATGTATTGCAAAGCCGCAGGAACGGCTTCTAAGAACCCTAATCGCACGCATAACTGGCTTGAAATTCGCTTGATGAAGTCTGTAAGCTGAATGTCTAACTCTGTCCCATCGACTTCTAATGACCGCTTCACTTCTTCTAAGGTTTCGTTCATGACTGCCTCCTTTCAAAAATAAAAAGGCTAGTCGGATGACTAACCTTTGTTTGCAGCTTCTAACAATTTTTCATAGTCTGCTTTGACTTTCGCATCTTTGTAATCCACACCAAGTGCATCTAGTTCAGCTTTTAAGTCATCGATCGTCAGCTTGGTTTTTACAGGTTCGATAAAACCGCCGCCTAAGCGTGCGAGATTCGCTTCGATTTCATCAGCCCGTTCTTTTGTGATGTCGATTGTACTATCAACCTTGTACAAGTCTTTCGTGTGGATGTCCTTGAAAGTTTTCAACACTTTGTATTGTGCCAATTAAATCACCTTACCCTTCTGGAGTATCAGCAGCTTCAATTTTACCGAACGCTTCATCTTTAACGATCATAAAACCAATATCCATTGTCGCACGCAAAGCAACTAATTCTTGTTCAAACAAGTTAACTGGCGTACCGTCTTCGTTTGTAAGAGTTGAAAGTTGAGCATCTTCAGAGATTTTGAACGAGATATTGAAAGGAATACCGTAGTACATATAGTTAAAGTCTCCAGCGTACAATTCGCCTTTTGCCAAAGCTTTCAAATCGACTACTGGCAACCCATCAATTGTGTTTGCTGAACGATCGTAGATAAATTCAACATTTGTGCCTACTGTTTGTGCTGCCGAGCGAAGTTCTGTGCGGTTTTTTCGGTTAGAGATAAATGCGTTTGGCTCTAATTCGTTTTCGCCGAGCGCATCTTCTAATTTCAAAATGTTGTCATAAGTCAAAGGACCATTAATAACATTAGCCGCTGCTACTACAGATTCTTCTAAAGATTGTGGAAAAGGGTTGTCAGTGTTGAGCAACGCAGCAGCATCAAATTTTTTGTAGAATGCTTCTGCAATCTTAGGCTGCATTACAGTGAAGAAATCTGACATTCTGTAGTGCAAGTATTCCCGCGACACAGGGATAATTACACCTAGCTTTTTAGCAACCATTGTTGCTTGCAACCATTTAGGTTTAGATGTTTTGATCTTTTCGCCTTCACCAACCCAGTATGCGCCAGGACCTTCAGCAAAGTATTCAAATTTCTTTTCCTTGTCTGTCATTTCTTCGTATTTCGCCAATTGCATTACTTTAGAGTTTTCCATGATGTCATTGATAATCAACGTATTGTATTTATCAGGAATCTTGCCCTCTTTAGTTTCGTATACTGTTACGTTGTCTGGATTCCATGTTTGTGCCATATCCTAATTCCTCCTATTTGATAATTCGATTTTTAGCAGCTAAATTAGCCACAGTTTGTTTTGTTTCTTTGTCAGCTGTAAATTGACCGCCTTCACCTGGTGTAGATTGACGAGCATTTTCTTTTTTGATCTGAGATGCAAAGTTAGTAATAACTGCAACAGCCTTTTTAGTAGCTTCTGCATCTTCTGATACGATCAATCCTAGTAGTTCATCATCTTGTGGCAATCCTGCGCCTGAGAGCATTTTAGAAGCTTCTGACTTCATTTCGTTTAAAGTCTGTCCACGTTTCAGTTCAGCGATTTCGGCTTCTTTTTGCTCCAATTCATGTTGCAGTTTTTCTTCCGCATTCATTTTGGCTAATTTCTTAGCTTCTTCTTTCTTCGCTTCTGCTTCTTGTTCCCAACTTGCACGAGCCTTTTTAGTTTCAGCAGCAACAATTTTCGCTAATTCGTCACGAGAAAATGTTTTGCCAGTTTCTTCACCCTTCGGCTTATCTTCTGGTGGTGTAGTTTGTTCCGCCGGCGGTGTATCATTGCCACCATCTGGATTTTCAGAAAAGAATTGAAGTTTCATAGGCATAAATAAACGTTTTTTCATGATTATTCCTCCACGGTTACGCCGCTACCCGATAATTTAACTAGTTACGCCAGTCAATCGGAACAGCTTTCTCTTTAGTGCCTGTAAGCAGTAAGAAGGCATAATAAAAAGCCGTCAGCGAATGGGCTAAGGCTTAATAACTTCATCTGAAAGTGCAATGACATGGGAGTATTCTCCGTCTCCCCACCCAACGGCATTTCCTTTCAATAATTCATTTAACATATCTTGCGTAATTTCAACATTTTCTCCGCCCCACCAACCTCGATGTAATTTGTCGATTTCTTCATCGTTTCTCTTCACAGCTAAACAGGTACTATCCCACACTGTTCTTTTGAAGCGCTCAATCATTATTGCAACCCCCTTTCTTTCAACGACTTTTCAAATGTATCACGATCAACATAAGGTGCCGTACTGCACCTACAAAAAGGGTGTAGACCAGGTGCGTTAACGCCTGGCTGCATATCATCAACATTGAATATCTTTCCGCTTAGCGGATCGCACAGATTCTTGCACGCTGTTGGTTCGGCTATATAAACATATTGATCTATTTCCGCATCACGATAGCTTTGTTTCTGAATCCCCGTCTGCACTCTAGTCGTTTCTGTAACCATCAACCGTTGTGCATTAAACTTAGCGTTCTCCTTACCCTCTTGAGTAAGATATTTGGCTAGTTCTGGTGCCAATTGCTTAGGATTACGTCCCATCGTCACACTTCGAACAAGCAACTTATCCAAATCGGACTTGAGTTCCGCTTGATACATCCACAGATTGTCACTAAATGTTGCAAAACCCTCTGCTCTAAACGAACTGTTCAATACTTGCTCAACACGCTTGCCGTAATCGCTCTTAGATATAGTCATATCCAAAATGCCGGCTTGCCGTTGCAATTCTTTTAATCCGGCTGAAGTGAGTTCGCTTGAAAAGTATTTATCCATTTCGTCAAACGTGGCGATTAATTCCAAACCGACATTAGCTTTCAGCAATTCCAATCGATTAACACGCATTGTTAGGTTGTATAACTTCAATTCCTTGTTTGCTGTTGGCGAGAAATCTTTCTCTTTAACATACTTCTTAGCCTTCCGAGCAAATGCTTTTACATCCATTTCGTTTGCACGCTTCACGGCTTCGCTACGAGTGATTCTCTGCCCGTTGGAAAAACTATCCCACTGTGCATCTATCTCTTTCTGTATCGCATCCTGTGCGTATTGCATGCGCTTCTTGATCTCGTTCATGCGTTTCTTGTCATCTTTAATCTGTTGCTCTTGCCAAGCTTTTTCTCGCTTGATGAAGTAATCTTGTGATTTCACTTCATCACCGCTTTCTAAATTGGGTTAGCGGTGACCCGTCAATCCTACCTACAAATTCATATGGATTTTTAAGTTGTTCATTGATCGATTTAGAAACGTTAACTTCAATTTTAGGATTAGGAATTTTTAGCCCTTCTTCAAATCCTTTTCTGATACCGCTAGCAATTCTTATTCCACTTCTAGAAGGAGAAAACCCTAGAATATTATCAACTATTTTTCGGTCTTTCATTTCTTATCCTCCTTACCAAGAAAATCTGACTAACTCAATTTTTGCATCAATCGAATGCTTGTCCTCGTAATCTTCAACAGTAAAGCCGCCATCTTGAAACTCTTTGCGAATATCATCTGTAATGACGTCTTTGCCATAAAATACTTCATTGCGACCTTTTTGCATAGCTTCGGCAATAGCTTCCTTGATATTCTCACTATCCTTCTTCTGATAATCGGTCATCATTTGTTCTTTGAGATTCATCTTCAACCTCCTTGTCGCTATCAAACACACCTCTGTCCGCTGGCGCTTCAGCATTCACACGTTTCAATTCTGCTTTTACATCAGGGACAAAGGATGCCAATCCCAATATAGTTTCTTGACTGATTTCTGCTCCTGCATCAACTAATGCCTTCAACTCTTCTAAAATTGCTTTAGGTAAGTTAGGCGTGAAAATTACTCGCAATCCTTTTAAGTCTGAGTTTTCAATCTCGGCTACATTTGATTTGAGATTAAACAAAAGACGGTAGCGCCGCATAAGACCTTTTTTGAAGAGTCTTTGCTTCACTGCCGTCATCTGTTCGAACCCGAAAAGTTTATATTTCATTGCTTCCCCAGATTGCACACCCGAAAAGTTATCATCAGTTAAATCTGGAATCATTGAAATCTCATGAATGTCTTTTCTGACACGATCTTTATAAGCTTCTACGCCATTTACATCATATTGCTTATAAATATAGCCAGCTGTAACTGACGTTTTATTGCCATTAATATCTGTACCAGATTCAAGAAGCAACATGTTTGCATCTTTCTGTTTGATTGCATCGTCAGCAGTTAAACCAGACGCTTGAATATCACCGCTGATTACTAATAGCGCATCGTTTAAGTCTGTCATGTAGTTTGCTGTATCAGATTGACCTGCATCATACAAGTCCATTAGCGAAAGAGTATCTTCATATAAGCCCATTCTGAAACGATTTGGTGAATACTCCGTAATTGGCACTTCTTTGTGTTCATGCGGTTCTTCATTCGGGTTAGCCAACGAGATTGAGTTTAGCGTAGTTTCTTCGTAATAAATCGTTTTGTCTTTTGTATAGATGATAGGCTGTACAAACTGTTTATCGGCATACTTGGAAAAGCGTGTTTTAGGATACCTCACTGCTAAAATAGGTTCACGCTTAACGGTCGTATCATACACAATAAACGTTTCAAACGCATTCGCTAAGTCCACATAGTCGATGTCTTCTGTATCCCTATATTGGATTTCATAGGCTCTGCCGTACTTGCACATATCTAGCCACAACTCACCGTTTAAACCGTCGATATCATTATCAAGGTTAAACTGATCAATAGTCTTTTGCTGTTCGCTGTTATCAATCTGTACCTTGATAGGATTACCAGTGTTATAGCCTACGTCAAACGTGCACAGGACTTTACCAAAGTTGTGCGCTGAACGGTGGTCAGCCTTGCCTTCTTCTTTTCGTCTGCGATTCTTCATAATGTTCGAATTCTTAGCTTTATAGTAATCGTCTAGCACGCTAAGCCTAGGCACTTGATATTGATAATGGTGATAAATCATTTCAGCAAGTGTATCTAAGTCTTCTAGCAATTCTTCTGCTGACTTATAGCGATAATGCAGATTAGATTCAACCCCAAAACTCACAAAGTTAGTATTCACGTCTTTATTTGTTGACAAGTCCGCAGCATACTCGAATTCATTTACTTTATCCATTCCTCACACTCCTTAAAACATTCTCTTGATTTTGTTCCGCTTCTCTTTGGTAATGGTTGATTTCTTTTTAGCCCACATATCTTCGTTAAAGGCATACCTTGTCGCATCGATCGTATGGTTGTCTTTATCCTCTAACCTTGGCTTTGGATTTCCATCACGATCAGTTTGATAATCTATATTTTCAAACTCTTTAGCGATGTTCGGCGTTCGCAAGGGATCAATGCATATGAAGTCCAAATCATCTAACCATTGCTCGCCATATTCGACGGAATCAGGCCCTTTTTTGACACCTTTAATATTTCTGATGCCATGTTCGTTCACTAACTCAGCGTTACTTTTTGGTTCAGCAGAATCAGAGAATATCTCATCATTTTGGTATCCTTTTTCGTGGAGTTTTTTCGCTAGCTCTCTATTACTAATCTTCACTCCGTAAATTTCATCTATTGCATAGATACCATTTTTCTTTTTGTCGTAATGCCATCTTACAAATGCTAGGGGATCAGTTGCATAACCAAAGTCATTCCCATTTCGAATGTTATCGAAGTTAGCTACCATCTCATCTGTGATGCTCCCTGGCACTACTTTCAGATTGTCGAAAGGTACAACACCAGAACCGATTGCCTTTCCGTCATACTCCCACTCAGCTCGTCTAGGGTTCCTTGCTCTGGCTGCTTCAACTTCGCTCAGAAACTCCTTAGAAATAAAAGGGTTATCTTTATAAGTCGAATGATGGATGAATGTGTTTTTAGGCTGAAAGGATGTTTCGTATTTTTTATTTACCCATGATTGCTTCCGCTTCGGCGGGTTATAACTGTAAAAGAATTTATAAAAAAGACCATCGTCCAATTCTCCACGCAATAGGGAGTTGGTGATAGTCGTTACTTCATCTTCATTCTTAAATTCTGCTAGCTCCTCAATCCAACCAATCGCAAAAGGAAATTTGCTGTCCTTCAAAGATTTGATTCGTTCTGGATTTTGCGCCCCACGAAATATCATATAGTTTCCACGAGGTTTATAAGTGATCCTCAATGGAGATTTATTAAACTTGAATAGGTGGGAAACACCTTGCTGTTCAATCGCCCATTTCATCTGTTCATACAATGATTGCTCAAGCGTATTATCAACATACCGTATCCCGACTGCATTTACAGCGTAACGCATAAGTAATTGAGTGATTATATGCGCAATATCCGATGATTTACCAGATCCACGACCACCCTTGCAAATGATATTCAATATGTCAGAGTTAAGTGTAGCCCTCCATACGCTATGAAACTTCTCAGGTAGTAAATCAGAAAGCTTTTTAGCCATCGTCTTCACTACCGATGTCATCGATAAATGTAGGAACTTCTGTAACCGACATTTCAGATACTTCAACAGGTTTATGCCCCGTTCTGTCCAAAATATCTTTTGCTGCGTTAAATCTAACTAGCTCGCTTTTAGCTGTCAGCAATTCTTCCATCGTTCGAATAGATTTGCTAGATAAGTCTTTGAGAAATTTCTTTTCCTCAGCTGTCTTTAAATCTTCAAAATCTTTTCTTTTTTTCCATCTTGAAATAGTTTCTTCTGTAACATCAAGTTCTTTGGCGATTTCTCGTTGGGTCAATGACGTTCTAACCATTAAGACTATTGCTTTTTCATAATTATTAGCCATTGTCTAAAACACCTCCGAACTTGATTTTTTTTGAGCGTATCTGAATACTTCCTTAGTGATGATGTACTCATCAGCAAAGGCTCTTTGTTTAGGGTTTAAACTCATTTTCCATCACCACTTCCATTTAAAAGTTCTTTTTAACTAGCGTTGCTCCTTCTCGCTCATACTTTTTAATGAACTCCTCAACGTTTGTCTGAGTTCGGGATACTACCGAGATTTTTAATCCATTAATTATTGAATATTCTATCGATGTTCCAACACGCACAATCTCCACATTCACATAATTGCCACTCCATACTGGTTTAATCTCATTGCTGATTAATTTACCATCTTTATCGTATATAGGGTTCTCGGTGAAGTATCTGTCGTTCTCGCCTTCAATCGCCTTCTTATATGCTTCAGCAAATTCAGGTTCTACATCAACCGTTAATAATGCTTCAAAGAATTTCATATGCGAGCATCTCCTGACTTAGCAAGAATACGGCCGGCAATTTCTTTGCCGTTAATAGCTATGTTTAGTTCAGATGCTTTGTTTTCCCCCGTGTGAATATGATACTCTTTGTCCTTATCTTTATTTTCCGGTGAGTATATAACTTCAAGGGCTAGTTTATTAGTAACATCATCATACTCGACCAATTCTAGATTTACTGAATAGACTTTACTTAAATCTAGTTGCTCAAAAGCGCTAAATGCATTTCTTAACATAATTCGTTTTTCTTCGTTCACATTCCATACCTCCTTAATCTCTCCACAATATGCGGATCGTTCTTCCACCCATGCCCAATGTACACCAGCTTATGCCGTTCGATATACTCATCGTCAAACTCTGCATAGCATTCAAGCAGAGTGTGCTTGGGTTTGAGTTGTGCTTGTCTGATGTTAGCGTGTGATAGTATGCCTATGGATAGTTGTAAGTAGAAATAGTGCATATCAGTCACCCCAGCTCATATTCACGAACTTCATATTGATAAAAATAATTTTGTTCCGATAATTGCTCAGCCGCTAGTACAGCATCTTCTTTGTTCGCCATTATCGAATAGATGTCCACCATATCTCCAAACGGTTCAATCTCCGGTTGAGGAAACGGATTGTTGCATACCATGCTAAACTTGAATCCATTTTTAATGACTGCATAAACTTTTTGTCCTTTAGATGTCATACGTAACCCTCAACCTTTCGCTATCATATTCAAACAACTGTAATACCTTCTTACCCATCGTCCAACCGTTCTCTATCTCGTAGCTGTCATTAGGCTTGATTGTCCCTAACTGACGATGGATCACACCTTGATAATCGTTCGTCTGCTGCGTGTGGAAATGACCTGTGATTATCTCCCTTGTAGTTGCCTTACTCCATATATCGCTGAACTCAGTAGCGAACAACATCGGCAAATCCTTCCGCTTGCCATACTGCCCATGAGTAATCATGATCGCCACATTATCCAACATGAACGCTTGTCGGTACTTGTTGTGATAATTTACTTGGATGTCTGGATACTTGGCTTCTAGGTAAAGGAGAAACATGTACTCCAAATTCTCCGAATGATTACCGCCCGCATGCTCCACAGTCACTTTGAGAGAGTGCCTTACACATTCGGTAATCAGCACATCAAAGAATGCTCGTGCGTCCTTGATAGCTGTTTCCATGTCTACATCATCTAACACTGTGCCAGCCATCGTGACTGACTTCTTAATTTGGCTGCTGTGGAATAAATCTCCTAGTTGACCGATAACAATCTGCTTATAGCCTTTGGACACTATATCCACGATCATAGCTAACTTGTCTTGTAAATCCTCTAGCTTAGTGATACCGAAATGCCAATCTGCTAAACCGATGAATAGGTTTCTATCACCCGTTTTGATTGCGGTAAGCTTTACTGGTTCGATTGATTCTGTGAACGCTGATGCGTTGAATGATTTATGCTTTGGCTTAATAACAAACTTTAACTGCTGATTCCATTTCTGGGTTTCTGCAGCAGTAGTTGTCCATTCATTAGTGGTTACTTGCGATATTTCCCACTCTTGTGGATCATAGCCCTTGTACTTGAGAATATCTTCTGGCGTTTTACTGTCCTTTTGATAGAAAGCCATCTTTACATCGAATTCAGCTTGGGAAATAGTGCCATCAATGTTGTAACGTTTATTCTCACTGATTGACTGACCATCTATGTTACGAGGCGGCGTAGTCACACTCAACCGTCTAGCTTTATGCCTAACGCTGTGATAAGTAAACTCTCTACCAAATTCATTTGATAATATAATTGCTATATCTTTTGTTTTTATACCCTCACTGACTAAAGCTTTCAGCCTGTCAATTTCTTGTTCCGTCCAGTTTATGTCTGCCACCTCGCTTTATGCAAAATAAAAAGCCACTCGCAATGAGTGACTATAAATTACTATGTAACAAGTTTTCGCTGACTAGCAGTCGGGATAACTATAAACCCTAAATTTGTATCGCCCACAGAATAATTTTTGCGTATCAAAAGGAGGTTGAAATGCCGTTGTGCTTGTGGGCGATATCTTACTAATACCATTATAATTCATTATTTCAATGGTTGCTGTTGCTTAATTGTTGCTTTTAGCCTTGATAACATAGTCTTTTTTGAATTGAACTTTTTTCAAAATAGCTGAATGATTTTTTCGGATATACTGGTACGTGTAACCAAGTTCATCTGCAATTTCTTGTAGGGTCAATCCTTCAACATATTTCATACGCAAAATGTGTTGCTCAATTCCTTTGAAAGAGTATATAACCTTTCTCAGATCAAATCGATAATTCATTTGAACAGCCAACTCATACTCTAAATTATCAATAATGTCCTCTAATTTACTAGCCTTCGATTCTTTTACCAAAGAATATCTCCCCAGGTCATTGGGGTTCTTCCATCTATCAAGTTCTTCTTTGTATGTTTCAAGTTCCCAATCAAGCAAAGCAATTTTTTGTTCCCACTCTTGATACTTACTCAGCCATTCGTACAATCACTTGCCCTCCCACTTATCAATAGATTTACCTACTATCACGCCGACAAATATCAGCGCTACGAATGCCGTTACGGCTAATACTGCTATGGTCATTCTTCCACCCATTTGAGAACTTTCACTTTGTATACCGTCTGATAAACTATGCTCGGTGATATGGGACCTCTTCGTAATGGCTTGACTTCAACAGAATATCCCAAGCTGCTATATTTATTTATCTTATCAACGAGTTCGTTTTCAAAAACCCGGTTCAATTCATCAATTAGCACAAACATTCTTTCACCCTCCACTCTCAATCGCATCCCTAACCACTGGATCACGATAAAGCATTTTGTATTTTAGTTGCTCATGCTGCAGCTGTTGTTCTAGCTTAACGATTTGCTGATGCTGGTTGATTATTGTATAGGATAGCCAACTCAAGCCTGCGATCGTCAGCAGTATTATTATGATTGAGTGGCTAGTTTTCATTGGCTTGCTCCAATAGTTCAGGGTTCTCGTAGATGTTTCCTCTAATGATGATGTATTCAGCATGAATCAGCCATCTAGCTTCATCCGTGGAATAATCAAACGGACTTTTCAAAATAATTCTGTGGGAATTAAATTCTCCATTTTGTTCAGACCATCCAATGTCCGCAATGTCACCTTCCCATCCTTCTACATTTTTTCCATCTTCTGTTTCACAATTAAGTAATCCAGTTGATTGCATTATTTCCCATGTTTTACCAAGTTCATTTTCATAATAAACAGGATTAAAATCGTCCATAACCGGACTCAAATACCACAATTCCCCTTCTTCATCAAATACTAAAGATGCAATATTAATCCAACGATTTTCTTCTTTATCCCATGCTCTATATCTCGGTTTCATACTTATCCCTCCTGTTTGCTATCGCTGACGATTACCGACTCAGTATTTTCTGTATTGCATCGGCGTTATGAGACCCAAATCCACTCATCTCGAAAGAAAAAACTACATAATCGTCTTTCTGCTCGTAGTTTGTAATATAAGTAATACGACCATTGACAAAATTTCCAATAAATTTTTCACCATCATATGCAAGCAGTTTTATCAGATCGCCTACTTTATAATCTCGGTCGTTCTTTCTAATTTCAAATGTCTTATTTCCACGAGCAACAGCATCGTAATATTCCGGAAGTATCTTTAAGATATGCTCTCTTCGTTCCATCACTCTTCCTCCTGTTCAACACTTAAAATGGAATCTACACCTTTCAAGAAAAGATTTAACACTTCAATTTGAGAAGCTTTCCCTACCAACTTATCATTAGCATACACATTAAAATAGAGAGTGTATCTACCATTGCCAGAAGCACCTTTAGTGCTAGAAAATGCCATTTCTAAGTGAATACTGTCACCTTTTACAATTCCTTTTGCGTAACGGGCTTTGCTTTTTTTAAGAACTTTTAAGACTTTATATTTATGCTTACTGACTAAAGTGATACTTTCATTCATCACTCTGCCTCCTGTTCTAAAGCCCATCTTGAAAATACTTCTAGAACTTGGGATTGTTGTACGTATGTTAGTTCATCAATAGTGTTTTTTACTCTAAGCTCATTTTTTTCAGGGTCTAGCATGCTGAGCCTTATGATTGCTTCAAAGGGTTTGTATGCTATAAAAGAATAGAGATTACACTTCTCTTTTAAGTAATCCAGCACAATCTCCTGATTCTCGTTGAGTTGCGGTTGATGATACTCGTATACCTCAATATCATATTCACCCCAGTTTCGAGATTCGAAGAAATCTTCTGTTGGTTCTTGGTCTGTATCAATCAAATAATTAACCATTGATTCTTTGATCTTATTTTCGTTATTTGAAATACATAATACTTTCCCTTCGTTTGTCCCGATAACAATTTTTAACATGTTACTCCTCGCTTTCTGCTATTTCGTCGGATTATCAACTAAACTACCTGAGCAAGTCCATCGTATGACCCATCTCCGTTTGTCCAGACCTCGATTTGGAAAACTGCACCATTTTCTAACTTTTGCTTCAATCTGTAGTATCCATCAACAAGGTTTTCAACTTCCTCAATATCTTCTGTCGCATAAATTTTTTCATGTTCAAGACTATTTTGTTTTAGGTAATCAACGTAGTGCGATCCCCAAGATTCATCTAAAAATTTCGTATAGGCATGAGATAGAGAATTAGCTGGTAACTCTTTGTTCTCGTATTTAAACATTTCTTATTCCTCTTTTCTTAGTTGGTTATTTTGGTGGATAGTGGACTAATAATCTTCGCCATATTGTGCCATCCACTGATCAAATTCGGCTTGTTCTTTACGTTCACGTTCTAATTCCTGATCAGAAACTTTTATTTCACATTTTGCTGAAGCCCACTCGGCACCGCAATTACTGCATACTAAGTCACCATCAACATTTCTAGGTTTACAAGGATTATCGCAATATCTACATTCAACTCTAATTTGTGGCACTTCCATCCCCCATTCCATTATTTCTGTCGTTACTAGACTAATAATTCAGGTCAAATAGAAACGACTCCATTCTTCTTTTGTTAAATTGGTACAAACGATTTGTGCTGCCATATGGTGCCCACAAACTTAATTGAATAGTTGGACCTTCTCGATCCATAAATTTTAGACTTCCTTCATTGTCGTATTCGCGATCATAATATTCGTCATAGTCGCTTTCAAAGCTATCTGCTACTCTTGGGTTTAGATTTTTCCAAATGCGGTTAGCTTCTGTTTCAAGGTATTCTTTAAAACGACTAAATTCTTTTCGGTTGAATTCAAATGTTTCCGTTCTTGAAGGAACTTCATCATCTGGCATTACAAAGCGTATATTGGTATGATTAGTCACAACTTTTAAACTTTTTTCGTTTACATCTTCAAAGGTTTCTGATCTCATTTTTCCTCCTCCATTTCTTCCGATTACAAACTCAATATCTCCACCATAGCGCCTGCATACTTGCCTTTTTTCAGCGGTAAACCCAATCTAGAGGCACGCTCTAAAGTCGGCTTATGCGATCCAGACGCTTCAACCGCATCTGTCTGCGAACCGTATGTTTTAACTTCACCATTCGGGAAAGTGAACCTCACTGGCGTTACGTTGTACTGCCGTTTTCGCCCTGGTGCTCCAATGCTTGTTGTCCACAGTTTGTGCCTTAATGTTGCAATCTCTGTTTTGTCAGCACCTGTTGTATTAACCAAGCGCTCTAATCTATACAAATCTGGATTGTATGCCATCATTCCACCTTCTTCATATCCCGTAACCTGACGACCGTCCGCTCACTGCCAAAACTCACGATTGCTGCATTGTTCATCACCTTCACGCATATCGCTTTAAATGGCGTTCTAAGCCGTTCCGTCACGCACCAGTATTCTTGTAGCGGTTTTACCTTTGATCGCTTTCTGACTACACGAGGTGGGTTGTATTTGCCGTCTTGTACGCCTTGTACGTTATCTGCTAGTCTCATCTTTACTCCTCCACTGGTACTGCGAATGCCCAGTATCTTTCATCGATTGCTTTTATTGTTTCTTCAGTGAGTTTATATGCCGACTCCGACCATATTGTTAGTTCTTCAAACTCAACAAGCCTAGCATCAGTTCTTCCACTAAAAAGTTGAACTAAATATCTTTGATCAATAATCACTTTATAGAGCAGTTCTTTCTCCACTTCATAACCAAACATCCACGCTTTAGCAGTCAATTCATCGTTTTCGTTATCTACAACCCAATTTTGGAAATCTTCCGAGCAAACACCTTCACCATTTGAGATTTCATAATATCCATCCAGGCAATCAGCAAGTGTAGCTTTTTCTTTGCATCGTTCAATCCAATCAGCCGCAAACTTTGGCACAGTTACTTTTGGTTGTTCATCAAGTCGCTCAATCTTTTTCTGTGAAATTAAAAGCCCCATATATATTCCTGTGGCTATGCTTCTGGAACTTCCAGCGCTTTTCATGTCGGTACATAATTTATAAAATTCATTTTTATTTTTTTCTATGTCATCAATCAATTCTTGTTTGTTCATCTTTACTCCTCCGTTCCATTTCCTCAGCCAACCATTGATAATACAATCCGATTCTTTTCAGGTGACTTGCGACTACTTTCTTTTGCCAGATTAAGTCTTTATCCGATAATTTGCGTATGCTTTCTTGTGTTGGTGTCATTAAAATCCCCACCCTACTTTTTTATCTTCCACGATCATCAAAGCATCTATTGCGCTTCTTGCAATGCCGTGAACAATACCGTCTTTTTGCAATACTTTATGAAAGACGATTTGTTCTGGCCTAGCTTTACCTTTTGCATTCTTTACTTCGATATAAAAAACTGTCTGGTCGTTCGGATTGTAGCCATAAATATCAAAATGACCTTTCGGCAGCAGTTTAATCACGCCACCAGAATCAGTCCTTACTTTGCCGGCATTCGTGCGAAAAGCTTTATAGCCTTTTTTTGATAACTCGATTAAAATTTCGTTTTGGATTGATTGTTCAGATTGCATGTTTGGACCTCCTAATAAAGTGAATAGTCAGCCTAAACTATTCACCCGCCTTCGCGCTTACTCCCCCAATGGATACAGCATGATAAGGTGAACAGTAGTGCATAGTTTGACCCAAATTCCTATTCTTTTATATATTTTTCCTTTATTACTTTTTTATTTACTCTTTTATATTAACTATTCACTACTATTCACTTTATATAAAAAAAGTAATATAAATATAGTAATAGCAAGGGTTTGAAGGAGTGAATAGTTGAATTCCAAACTATGCACTTACCCTTCACTACTATGCACTTTTCTGTTAATTGGTATAGATTAATTAAACAAATTTCGTATACCACTGTTCTCATAAGGCTTGTTTTCTTCAATCAAATCTATACCTTCGTACATAATTCCTTGGTTAGTTTTCTTTTTGTTAAATTTGTTGCTCATTTCTTTACCAAATTTCGTACTATTCATTTCGTACTGACCATTTTCATTTGCCCAAGTTTTGTACGCTTGATAAAAATCTTTAGCTTTTACTCGCTTATTTATCCCTCTCTCACAGCAGTCATTAATAAATGCTGCAGTCACGTCCATTTCTTCTCGATACTCTTTTGAAGCATCCTCAACGATTTTTGGTCGTTTCAAACCCTCTCTCTGCCACATCAGACAACCTTCTACTATCCAATTCAAAATCCCGACTGATTCGCGCTTGAGTTTATATTTTAGGTTCTTGTCTTTTTTGTGATCAGGAATCTGTATGGTAAAAGGTATTAGATTCATCCTTCGCCAAATGCCGTCATCTGTACCTCGAATGATCGGTTTGTGGTTAGTTGCTAACCAAAGCTTGAATTCAGGTGTAAATTCAAATTCTTTTCCGTATAAAAATCGAGCAGTTACTTTATCCCCACCAGTCAACTGTTTGACCAAACCTTCATCCATACGCACGCCTTCGTTAGGCTCAGATGATGTCACCAACCTAGCGCCTTTTAAACGTGCAATATCTGTATTGGCTCCACCGTTAGACTTTCGAACCATGATCGTGTCCGCTTGCATGTTCGTTGCATAGCTGCCCATAATGTAGGAAATAGTATCTAGAAACACAGATTTACCATTGCTACCAGCGCCGAACAGCACGAACATACTCTGCTCTCTTGTGGATCCAGTGAGTGAGTAGCCAACTGCTTTTTGAACATATCTGATTAATTCGTGATCGTTATTAAAGATTTGGTTTAAAAATTCTGTCCATTGCGGCGCATCGATTTTGTCTGTGTATTCAATATTTGCAATACGTGTGAATTTTTTGTCTATGCTATGCTCGTTTAATGTTCCATTGATTAAATCTAAGTATCCGTTTTGTGTGTTAAGCAGTGTTGTATCGCTGTCAAATTCATCTGGTAAAACTGATACACGATGCATAATTTGTTCTCTCATAGCTTTCTTGGCAGAATTACCACGCGATCGTTTGATATGCTTGCGAAAAGCTTCTTCAATTTTTTCCGGATCTTCGCACTCGTCAGGGATAAAAACTTTTTCATTCTTCATCATGTCTACAGTAGTATCAATCATTTTTGAAATCTCGCCAGTGTCATCAATCTTCCAGCTTTTGCCATCATAGAAATAAAATTCTTTATTGATGTATGAATATCTGACGAGTGTCCCGTATACATCCATAAATCTTTCGGCATTTCCGGTGTCGTCATAGGAATAAAACTTATCTTCTTTCTTTTCCTCAAACTCTTTGATATATATTTTGAATCCGTGTGACTGGCTAGGTGTATAAGTGTTTTCACATTCGTGAATTGCTTTGTTTAATAAATTCCCACCGTACGTTGAATTTGGCGGTCTACGTTCATCAAACTTTTGTCTAAATAAGGATGAGTCCCTAAAAATGCTATCCATTTTTTCAAAGTCTCTACCAGTCCAAAACGCCAACATATTGGCGAAAGCAATATCTGCTTCTGATTGAGAGTCGTAAAAAGCTTCCCATCCACCGTCCATAAACACCTTAAATTTTGCGCCTTGTTTACTTTCGTATGCTTTTTGAACTATCTCGCTTTCTGATAGGTCTATCTTTGATTCTGATGCGTTCTGATTGTTGAATTGAATAATCTTATCTTCACCGATATAACGGTTGTAAAGCAGTTTTAAAGTGGTTTCTGAAGGTTCGATAACTTGGTTGTATTTGCGATCCACAGTGTTGCCTGTCATAACGAAAAATCTTCCGGAATCGTACATTTCTACATTGCCTTTTCTACGCCTGTGACCAGGCAACTTTCCTTTACAGATAATGTGGATACCGTTACCAGATTGAGAATACTCAGCGTAAGATTTAATTGATGTCACAAATTCATACATCATGTTTGTTTCGATATCACCTTGTAGATAACGCTGGATTTCCCCTTCGATGTTATCGATGTCAATTCCGAAGTATGGCTTCTTGAAATAAAAACCCAATCCATTACAGTTGTACTTTTCTATTGCAGAGAGTGCGGTCTGATAATCAGACCACGTACTCTCATCATTAGATTTACCGTTGTTTCCAGTGTGTGGATCGACTGGTATTTTGGTGTGTTTTTTTCTTTCTTCGTTCCAAACCAATCGATATACACACCATTGTTTTTGCTGCTTTAGTTCTTCTGGAATGTGTTCGTATGCCACACACTTTCAACTCCCTTTAATTAGAATGGCAAATCATCATCATTGATCTCGATGCTGCTGCCTGAGAAATCATTTGGTTTACTGCTATCTTTGAATTGATGTTGAATATTCGGGAAAGCTGACTGTTCCCAGCGTTTTACATTTAGGTTGTCATAAGATTTTCCATTAAATTCTGATTGTTCGTTTTTCACTGTGACTTTGGCTGTTTTCATAACGAAGTCTTGCAACAATTCATCAATATTTGAGTATGATTTACCTTCATTTAATTTGAATGCCCATCCTAACGTGTTGAAGGTTTTAAAATTGTATTTACCAGTATCTTTCTTTTTCCAAATCTTATGGAAAATATGTTGATTTTGGTGCTTTTGTTGCACATCATTGCGGACGATCAAATCTAATTGTGCATATTCTGTTCCGCCTTTTGTCACATCTTCAGACGCAATATTTACAACCACTTCGTATACTCCGTCTGCAATTCCGCCGCCTTCAAATTTGTCGTTAAAATCTAAGTTAAATCCTGTCATAGTTAATTACCTCTTTCTGTTTTTTATAGTAGGTTTAGCCTTTTGGCTTGAAAGAATGCCCAGCCTTTTTTATATCCTCTAGCCTCTGCAATTTTGTATAAATCGCTCATGTTTTCAGCTTGGCTAGGCTCCATTGCTGCATACTTTCCTGTATCTAAATTAATTTTTATTTCTAGTAATTCTGCACCTTCGATTGTTTCAAGGTTTGCAGAACGCTCTTCTTTCGGTATCTCATGCCCACAATAAGGGCAAACATTTCCAACTTCGCTTGCATAAGTACCAAAGCAATTAGGACATTCCTTAATAGGTATGACATCCTCTTTCTTTCGGCTTTTTTTACTTGCTAGGCTCCAGGTTCTTGGCATATCTGGCAAACCATGTTCGTTCACATTCCCGACATGATCTATAATCGTGGATATTTTCTCTGGCTTGTAGCGCATCCCTCTCATAGCTTGCTGGATGAATAGAGAGAGCGACTTGGTGGGTCTTAGCATTATGACTGTTGAGCAATCTGGTACATCGAATCCCTCTCCAATTAAATCAACATTTGTTAGAATCTGAATATCGTGATTTCTAAACTTTTCGATGATCAAATCACGTTCCTGTTTATTCGTTTTCCCGTCAATATGTGCCGCTTGGTATCCAGCTTCAATAAATAAATCTCTTGTCTTTTCGCTAGACTCTATACTGTGGCAATATACGATCGCTTGCTCACCTTCAGCTAGTTTTTTATAATGCTTGATAACATCACCGTATATAGCTTTTTGTTCCAAAGCTTTATCTATGCTGCCTTTTGAGAATTCAGACATAGAATTCATTTTTAAAACTGAAGTATCGATCAACGCTGGTGCATAGTATTTAAATGGAGTTAGTCGTTTATTTTCAATCAACCATTTAACTGATACTCCTTCTATCAACAAATCGTTGACATCTCCCAAACCACTACCGTTTAATCTGACTGGTGTTGCGGTAAAGCCTATTCGTTGGACATCAGAATAGTATTCGTAAATTTTTTTATAGCTACTAGCTAAACTGTGATGGTTTTCATCCGTTATGATCAGCTTAGGTTTCTTTATTTTTCCTAGCTTTCTCACAATTGTTTGAACCATTCCGAAAAGAACAAATCTCATATCCACGCCATGTGTTTCAAAAGTATTCCTTATTTGGTCAATCAGTTCTTTCCTATGAACTAAGAACAATACATGATTACCCTTTAAAGTTGTCTTACGAGCGATTTCTGCAATCACTACACTTTTGCCCGAACCGCATGGCGAAACGATACAAGGAGCACGATAGCCGTTGATAAAAGACTCCCTAGCCCTCTTTATCAAATCTTCCTGGTAGTCGTATAGTTCAAAGGTCAATCATCATCACTTCCGTTTTTGAAGATATTTTCTTGAAGGCAACCTTCTCTTTGGTCCAATTGATTTTTTGCGAATGTTCCGTTTGATTTTTGGAGAATAAACCCACGTTGTTTAGTTTCTGGATTTCTAACTAGCCTAGCAACCATCGGAATGATTCCCATGATATGATTGACTACTTTTTCTCTTATATCTGGAAGGAATTGATTGTACAGTTGACCACTTTCTAACTGTATCTGTCTAGTTGATTCCCAAGCTGTGTAAACTACGTTTGCATGCAATGAATTGAATGTGGATATCAATTCAATCAAGTGTGTATCAAACACCCCATAATGTTGAAGCTCTGGTTGGCCCGACTTTGTGTGTTTGCCTTTTTCCATAAACCAAAGCTTTTGATAGTGGCTTAAATTATCCAAAACAATATTGTCATATTCATCAATGTGAGCTTTCGCATATCCGTAAAAATCAATCATTTCTTTTGCTACATTTGTTGGATCGATTTCCACAACATCGATATTCTCGCTGCCAGCCAACACTCTTGATGTACCATCAATATCTAAAACGAGTGTTTTGCCTTCTAAATATTTTAGTGTTGTTGTTTTCCCTGCTCCTGGCTCTGCATAAATCATTATTTTGAAACGATCACTTTTCTTCATTTCACTTGCTTTTTGGATTTTCAAAGAATATCTCTCCTCGTCTGATATAATTATTTTTGGAAAGGGAGGTGGTTATAATGAATTTGAAACTATTGGTTGCTGATTTTAAAGATCTGGATAATAGATTTGGTGATGTAGCAAAAGATATTTTGTCTGACAAATCATTTCCGAATAAAATTAACTCTGAAAAAGATTTGCCTGGCGCCTTTAGAGCAAACGAAGCTTGTATGAACGTTTATTATTATTTTGCTTTAGAAGAAGGCTTGTTAAGTTTCGATAATTAAGGTTTGAAAAGTCTCAGGTAACGACTGGGACTTTTTATTTCTATCAACATTAAATTTTTCTTTAATCGAAACATCGTAATCCTTATACAATCCACATTCTTTGAATAGAATCACGCCCTGTCTTTTGGATAATTCTTCAATTAATTCTTCAGTCGAAACATCATTAATTTTCATCAGCGTATCCTCAAACTTTCTGATTGCTTGATCTCGACACCAGGAACATCTTCTTCAGCTTTCTTGATTGCAGTTTTATCAAAATCGATAGTTATTTTTTTGAATTTATCTGGTATCAGTGATTCGTCAATAATCTCGACGCTAGGTTGATTTTTTTGAATGTTGAAACTAAATAAATCTGTTTTAAATTTCGTTTTGCCAATTTCCACCATTGCATTTTGTAGGCTTAATTTCATTCGCTTAACATTATTGTCGACCGCTTGCTTGCGCTCTTTCATTCGCTTGATTTCTTCATCAAATGCTTTGCTTGAAGCTTCTTGATTGCGGATCAACTTAGCATACCCATCTGCTTTTTCTTCAATAGCTAGGTCAATTGATTCCAACGTGTCAATAATCGCTGCATTTTCTGAATCATATTCCAGCATGTCTGCAACTTGATTAAATGCACCTGTTAGTTCGTATAGTTTCAACTACATCAAATCCTTTCCTAAAACTGGCTCAGCACTCCAAATCAAATCCTTGTCTTTTTCGTCAAATATGAATTCACAGATGTCTTCAGCATGGACTAGATATTGTTTTGTTTTTTCGTAAACCTCATCCAATGAAAAGATGATTGTATTTGGATTGAGTTTCACAAAAACGATAAACAATTCATCGTCAGCGTTGACTACGCGAGGTTTGTAGCTTGTCATGATGCGTTCTTCCTTGTATTCATCAACACCTTTAAACTGGTGTGTATTTGGGAACACATGACTGCTTTCGTCTTGCATCAGCTTGTCGTAATCTGTTGCGATATAATCTGACATCTTCCCACTCCTCTCAATGTGTGGTAAACTTAGGTAAATCTTTTTCGTTAGACTCTATGCTTGCCGGCCGGAGTCTTTTTTTATATCTATTAATTTTTGCGAGTAAATGGATATTCTCTTTCTAATCCTGTTCGCCTGCTTTATAATTTCCTCGTTTTGAGTGGCTCTTTCTAGTTTACGGAGCTTCGCCAATTCTTTTCTTGCGCCGTTTTTTGCATCAAGATATAAAAAATATTCTTCATTCAAATAATCCCCCTCCGTTTCTTCATCCGTTCAATATTCTGTTTAGCTAAAATGATTGGTTTCTCATATCTATATCCACGATCAGCAATGATTTTGCCGATGCGGAGCGCTTCTGCTCTAGTCATGTCTCAGCACCTTTGCCTTACTGCGATAATTTACTTTCACATCGTATGCTCCAGTATCCGCACTCATGAAAATGGGCCCTTTTTTAGCTGATAATACGATTGGACTGTCTGTTGTTTTGAGATTCATCAAAACTGGCGTTTCTGTGATTCTTAAGTACCAAATGCAAAATTTTCTAATCATGTAAATTTCCCCTCCCCAATATCTGCATTGCTTCTTCGGTTGTGTTGACTGTGTAGGATGTTGTAGATTTATTGGTTTCAATCGTGATAGTTATTTTCATAGAATTAGTCATCCTTTTCTGGTTCGTGCGCAATAATTTCAACACCGACAATATAATCACCTAGTCTGTCAAATTCATCTTCTACAAGTGTAGTGTCGCCTTTGTCGTTAGTAAGCTCCATTGAGAACCAGTCTTCCTCAAGATCACGAAAGTTCACTTTATTCTCCTTAAATTTACAATCATATAAATTTGAGGAATCAATCGCTATTAAAGATAACCCTTTGCAATTTCCGCCCACTTTGTAAGTGACGTATCCTTTGTAATCCCAAATCATAAAAGAAACTTTAATTGTATGTTTAGCCCATGAAATATTCGGGTCATAATTCGTTAATTTTTTCATTTCCCCAACTCCCCTACTTTTTGATCCGTATACTGCCGTAACTCGCTCACACGCTGTTCTAGCTGTTCCTTGTCGTTTTGCACTGTGTTCAACTGTTGGCGTAAGCTATCGGCTTCCTGTTGCTTTGTATTGATTTCTTGCTGTTTAGCTTCAATCTCACGTTGCTTCGCTTCGATTTCCTTCTGCTTGTCCGATTTGATTTGCTCGATTTCGGCTTTCAGCTGCTCCTGTGTGCGAGTGTTGTTTGATAGTTGTGATTCGAGTTCTGACACACGTTGCGATTTCGTTTGGCCGTATTGTAGGACTGTATTGAAATTTGCCTTGATCGTGTCCAAATCTTGGAATGCGTTGCTTGCTGCGTAGCCGATAACTCCGCTACCTAATGCTAGTCCGATGATTGCTGTTGTTTTTGCTAGTTTGTTTTTCAATGTGTTTGCTCCTTTGGTATAATTGTTTTAAAAACCGGTGGTGGTTAAATGTCAATTTATGACGCAGTGATAATGCTGTTCCCTTTGTTTAACAAGTATTCTTTTTATATTTCAGTTTTTTTGTTTTTCTTTTGGCTCTACAAAAGAAATAGTAAAAAATATATGAAGAGAGTTGAAAATAAAGCTAAAATACAGTATTTACAAAGAGTTTTTGATATCCATAAATACAATGAGGAAAATCCAAATCATATGGTCCAGATAACTTCGAGCTGGCTAGATATTTACAAATATAAGATTTCTCAAACTGATAACACTTTGTTACTTTCGTTAGTCTTTGCTTACATTTCGTTTAATTCAAAATCGTTCACTGAGAATACTAGCGAGGATTTTTTCAAGTTTTTAACTATTTCTACAACGCTATTCCTATCTGGCATAACATATATAAAACAAAGAAAATAGCAGCCAATATTTTAGATGGAGATATCTTGCTTGGCATGAATTCAACAAGAATCTTGGGAGTCTGCATATTCTCATCACAAGTGATTTTGATATACCGAACTCTGTACTTTTGGTCGAAATATTTCAGACTTTCTCTAATTTCATCTTCATCTTCAATTCGGCACTTGAGCGTAACCAACATGGTTTCTTTGAATGCTTTTACCAATTTATACCTTCTCCTTTCTTTGGTATAATTTCCTTATCAGTCAGTGGTCGGCTGAAATAATTGATAAGGAGGTGGAAGTTCATGTATTTTGTCATTAGGAAAGCTACCAATGGTCAGTACTATTTCGTAATAAAAGCTGAAAACAACGAAGTAGTTGCAACTAGTGAGACATATTATTCAAAGTATTCTGCCGAGAATACTATAGATTCCATAAAGAAAGGGATTAATATTGACTCAACTGTTGTTGACATGACCGATTAGCCTATATAATTCATTTGCTAGAGAAGTCATTTCTGCCGCTTTTTCCAGAAGCTGGTCAGCGATTTTCTCTAGTTCTTTTGGTTTTTTTAAAGTATCGACTTGCGAGTTAATCACAATTTCTGTCTTCTCTAATTTGTCTTTCATTTTGATTCCTCCTTTTATGCAACCTCTGTAGGTTTCAATTTTTTTGATCTATATCTATTTGCTTCTTTCCACTTCAGGTACCAAAGGAATGTACCTAAATGAATCCAAGTGACACTATGCGTCGGCTTAAGTACGCCTTCTTTAAATTCTGGGATACTTTCCATTTCTTTTTGATAAGTATTTAAAGTAGTACGAGATAATCCGTTGAAACGAATCATTAAATCTTCACGCCTATCCCACTCAGAAATCGAAGTCTTATCGGTGGCCATTTTGATTAATTCCGGAATAGTTGGTTTTTTCATATTTACATCCTTCCTATTCTTGATTTTCTTTTTCTAATAGCATCTCAATCGAAACGTTCAAGTAATTAGATACTTTCAACAACTTTTCAGCCGAAGGCATCGATTTATTCCACTTAGAAATATAAGAGGAGCTAAATCCTAAATCCTTCTCCATTTTGTTAATAGAAACATCTTTTTGTAATGCAATTTTTTTTATTTTTTCATACAACAATCAAAACCCTCCCTTCTATTAGAATATTTTCTAAAAATATATTGACATATCTCGGAAAATATTCCATAATAAAAGCACAACGAAATAAGCGTATGTCGCCAAACATTATCGCTATTTCATCCACTGTTACGTGGGTTATTTTGTGTACCTTTGTCTCACACACATAATATATCACGGAATATTTTCCACGTCAACAGAAAAATATGAAAAATTTTCCGAGGTGTAAAAATGGACGTTTTGGGTAAAATAAAAGAGCTGGCTAAACAGAGGAATATTAGCCTTGCTGAGTTGGAAAGGCGCACCGGGTTATCAAGCGGTTCAATTACTAAATGGGGAAAAAGCGCTCCATCTGTAGACAAGTTAGCGAAAATCGCTGAATACTTCCATGTGTCAACTGATTATCTTTTAGGAAGAACAGATAACCCGCACATGGGTATGTCCGAAAAACAAAAAGAATTGACCATAGAAGAAGCTTTAAAATCTGTTATGAGTTATAACGGTAAAGAAGTTTCGGAAAATGACCGTGAAGTATTAGAGAGGATTGCAAAAGCATACTTGGACGGAAAAATATAAGAGGGTGTTTGTTTGGATGCTCAGATTTTAGAAATTGTTGAAAAGTTGAACATAAAAATAGTTTATGACGATTTTTTAGAAGACCATGGAAAATATCTTCCAATTGTAAATATTATTGTTTTGAATAGTAAGTTGAATGATTTTGATATGAAGAGAGCTTTACTTCATGAATTAGGTCATGCTTGTGAAGATCAAGATAATTACGAGCTTTATAAACTCTCATTTGTCTTAAAGTCGAAAATGGAATATGCTGCAGATAGATTTATGATAAGCTACTTCACCAGCGAATACGAAGACATTTATAATTATAGTCAATTAATAGAAGAATTTAGTATTGGGATGGGCTACGATGTTAAATATGCTAGATAAAAATACCCCTACCAAAGTAGCAGCTTCGATAAGGGTTACTCATTTCTGAGAGATTACAAATATATTATATCAAAGGAATGAGGAAAAGAAATGAAAAAAGTTATTTTCGGGTTAATGGTTACTAGCTTATTTTTAACTGGGTGCTCCTCTACTAACACTTCCGAAGTAGATGAGCTAAAAGAAACGATCGCCAGTTTATCTAAAGAAAATGAAAATTTGAGAAACGGGCAAGGTGTTAACGAAACAGCAACATCCAATACAACTGATTCAAGCAAAATGGCTGAATCGAATGAAGCTAAAGGCTTAAACGAAGATGTAGTATACTACGATGAGAACAATAACGATTTGGCTCAACTGAAAATAACCAAAGCTTCAACCAATCAATCAGCCTTTCCAGATTATATGCTGTCTATGGATGAATATGACACAGAAAACATGATAGCTGTCACTGTGGAATTCAAAAACATCGGTTATGAAGATAGATTTTACGTTACACCTTCTGATTTTGTCGCTTTCGACGCAAGCGGAAAAGCTTACGAAATAACTATGCAACAAGAAGGACAGGATCAATTAAGTGCAGGCAGAGAATCTACATCCACGGTTTACTGGAAAATCCCCAATGCTCAAAATGTTGATGAAATAGAAATTGATTATTCTCCAGGCGTATTTTATGGTGCGCCAACACAAACTTTCAAGGTCAATGTAGAACACTAAAAAACACGCCCCTCTTTCTTGGCGGTCAGAAGGCGTGTTAAGCAATAAACAAATAGGCTTATTTGCTATGCCTATTGTATCAAAGAAACGAGGTATGCACAATGTGGAGTGAATCTTTAGGCAATGGCAAATACAAATTTATAGAACGCTACAAAGATCCATATACGGAAAAATGGAAAAAAACAAGTACCGTTTTAACTAGTGATTCATCGAGAGCGTGGAAAAATGCACAAAAAATATTAGATAAAAAAATAGAGGAAACATTAAGTGATTACGATAAGTCCGATATCACTTTCAAAGAACTTTATGAAGAATGGTTTGTTTACTATCAAAAGCATGTGAAAAGATCCAGTTGGACTAAAGTACCTAAGATGATGAAGCATATACAAAAAATTATAACTGACGATGTTCTGGTTCGTAATATTGACGAGAATATGGTTCGCAAAATCACAGAAAAAATGTATACTTTCGGCACTCTATCTTTGAACTACACGAAGCAAACTAAAACGACTCTCTCAATCATGTTAAATTATGCTGTTGAGAAGAAATATATCAAGCAAAATTTAGCGCTGAACGTAAAGATACAGCCAAAAAAAGTTGAAGAAGAAAATAGAAAAAAGAATATGGATGAAAAATATCTTGACCAGAACGAAATGAAAATTTTGCTAGACTATATGAACAAGTCTGATAAAAGAATACTTCACGCCAATATCGCTGAGTTGTTGTATTTAACGGGTTTAAGATATGGTGAGTTGCAGGCACTTCAATTAATGGATTACGATGGGAAAACTTTGAATATTAACGGCACCCTAGATTATTCTTTCTTAAAAATGGCCGATGCTGTAAAAACTTCTCCAAAAAACATTTATTCTAATCGTATAGTATCATTGCCAACTAGAGCAATTGAGATTGTAAACGAAGTCATAGAACATAACTCTTTATCATTTGGATCCCAAAGTAGTGAAGATTATATTTTTAAGTCATCAAGGGGAACTCCATTGTCCCTTCATAGCTTTAATATGTTGTTGCATAGAGTTCAATATGAACTTAATTGGGATAAAAATTTATCATCACACATATTCAGACATAGTCATATTTCTTTACTTGCTGAATTGAATCTTCCTTTAAAAACGATAATGGAAAGAGTTGGCCATTCGGATGCCAACACGACTTTATCTATATATAATCACGTTACCAAAAAATCAAAGGAACAAGTTCTTGATCGCTTAAACAACTTATAATCTGCCCCTTTTCTGCCCCTTTTTAATCAGAATAACTCAACAACAAAAAAAGAACCCCTAAACAAAGGGGTTCTTAGTGTTTAATTACATCATGCCGCCCATGCCCATAGATGGATCCATGGCTGGTGCTGCTGGCGCTGCTGGTTCTGGTTTGTCCGCAACAACCGCTTCAGTCGTTAGCAACAACGCTGCAACAGATGCTGCGTTTTGCAATGCTGAGCGGGTCACTTTAGTTGGGTCAACGATACCTGCTTCAAGCATGTTTACCCATTCGCCAGTCGCAGCGTTGAAACCAACACCTAGATCAGCATGTTTTAATTTATCGATGATCACTGAACCTTCGTAGCCGGCATTTTCAGCGATTTGGCGTACTGGTTCTTCTAATGCACGTAGAACGATTCTGACACCTGTAGCTGCATCGCCATCTGTTTCGATCGCTGCCACTTTACTGATGACATTCACTAAGGCAGTTCCCCCACCAGAGACCATGCCTTCTTCAACAGCAGCACGAGTAGCGTTCAATGCGTCTTCGATACGTAATTTCAATTCTTTTAATTCTGTTTCTGTTGGCGCACCCACTTTGATCACTGCAACACCGCCAGCTAATTTAGCCAAACGTTCTTGTAATTTTTCACGGTCAAAGTCGGAAGTTGTATCTGCGATTTGGTTTTTGATCAATTGCACACGTGCGTCGATGCCGCCTTTATCGCCAGCACCTTCAACGATTGTCGTGTTGTCTTTATCAACAACGACTTTGCTTGCTTGACCTAAGTTGTCGATCGTCGCATCTTTTAGTTCAAGACCTAGATCTTCGGTGATGACTGTACCACCAGTTAAAACAGCAATATCTTCTAACATTGCTTTACGACGGTCACCAAATCCTGGTGCTTTCACAGCTACGACATTGAATGTACCACGGATTTTGTTCAAGACAAGTGTTGGTAAAGCTTCGCCATCTACATCGTCAGCGATGATCAACAATGGTTTAGATTGTTGTAAGATTTGTTCTAACAAAGGCAAGATATCTTGGATGTTAGAAATTTTCTTGTCAGTGATCAAGATATATGGATTTTCTAAAGCTGCTTCCATTTTGTCATTGTCAGTGACCATGTATTGTGACAAGTAACCGCGGTCGAACTGCATGCCTTCAACAACATCCAATTCTGTTTCGATCCCTTTTGATTCTTCGATCGTGATCACACCATCATTGCCGACTTTTTCCATTGCATCAGCAATATATTGACCGACTTTCTCGCTGCCTGAAGAAACTGCACCGACTTGTGCGATGGCTTCTTTTGAATCAACGATCGATGAAATGCTGTGTAATTCTTCAACGGCTGCTTTTGTTGCCATTTCGATCCCGCGACGAATGCCTAAAGGATTTGCTCCTGCAGTCACGTTCTTCAACCCTTCACGGACGATGGCTTGTGTCAATAATGTAGCAGTGGTTGTACCATCACCAGCGATATCGTTGGTTTTTGATGCAACTTCTGCGACTAGTTTTGCGCCCATGTTTTCAAAATGATCTTCTAATTCGATTTCTTTTGCGATCGTTACGCCATCATTTGTGATCAATGGTGAGCCATAAGATTTTTCTAAAACAACGTTACGGCCTTTTGGTCCTAAGGTAACTTTCACTGTATCTGCTAATTTGTCTACACCGCGTAACATCGCTGCGCGTGCGTCTTCTGCAAATTTAATCTCTTTTGCCAT